TGGGCGCAGGTGCAGTGGGTGAACGAGGATCCAGACACCGCGCAGTATGCGTGCGAGCACTGCGGCGCACTCTGGACCGAAGGCGAGCGCGCCCAGGCGCTGCAGCGCGGCCGATGGATTGCCGAGCATCCAGACCGCAAGGTCGCGGGGTTCTGGCTGTCGGAGCTGTATTCGCCTTGGCGGCGGCTGGCTGAAATCGTTCGCGCGTTTCTGGACGCCAAGGGCGCGGCGGACACGTTGAAGGTGTTCACCAACACCAGCCTCGGCGAGGTCTGGCAGGACGACGAAGGCGAGAAGGTCAGCGCGGAATCGCTGCCCGGTCGTCGCGAGCACTACGGGCCCGACAGCGTCCCGGATGGCGTGGTCGTCGTGACCATGGCCATCGACGTCCAGGACGACCGCCTCGAGATCGAGTGGAAGGGCTGGGGCGTTGGCGAGGAATCGTGGTCGCTGGACTACGCCGTGCTCGCTGGCGACCCCGGTCGCGACGAACTCTGGCAGCGCGCAGCGGATCACCTCGACCGCACGTTCACGCGCGAGGACGGCGCGGTGCTCGGCGTGTATGCGTGCGGTCTCGACACGGGTGGCCACTACACCAAACAGGCTTACGAGTTCGCACGCAAGCATCGCTCGCGGGTCTACGCGCTCAAGGGTCGCGCGGGTGCCGGCATGCCGCTGGTGAAGCCCGGCGGCAAGGTGAAGAAAGCCGGGATCAAGCTCTGGATCGTCGGCACCGACACCGCGAAGGAACTGATTCTGAAATCGCGACTGGCCATCACAGAGTCGGGTCCGGGCTACATGCACTTCCCGGTGTCGACGCAGTATGGCCAGGCGTATTTCGACCAGTTGACAGCCGAGCGATCGGTCACTCGATACAAGTTCGGCCAGCCCTATACCGCGTGGCACCTGCCCAGCGGCGCCCGCAACGAAGCGCTCGACCTGAACGTCTACGCCCTCGCGGCGCTGGCGATCAAGCGCCCAAACCTGAAGGCACTCGCGGAGCGCGGTGGCGTCACGGCACGGCCGAAACGAACCAAGGCGGACGACCAGCCGCCAAGCAACAACACACCGACGCCGGCGCCACCGCCGACGTCGACCACACCGAAGCCGAAACCGAAACGCCCAGCCCCGGGCGGATGGATGAGCAGATACCGATGAGCGGAATCACCCTCGCGCAAGCCCAGGCGAAGCTCGACGCATTGATGGCGGCCAATGAATCGGCATCGCTGTCGGTGCGCTACGCCGACCGCCAGGTCACGTATCGCAGCGCGGGCGAGATCATCGACCTGATCAACTACTGGCGACGCGAGGTCGCGCGGCTGTCGCGTGTGGCTGCCGGTCGTCCGAGCCTGTCGGTTCGACTGGCGGACTTCCGATGAACTGGCTGACGAAGATCATCGCCCCGATTGCGCCGGGGTGGGCGCTGGCGCGCGCGCGTTCCGCGCATGCGCTGAAGGCCTTCCACGAGGTGGCCGAGCCCAGCCGGTTGCGCAAGGCACGCACCGACAAGGGCAGTGCAAACGCACAGACCCAGCGCAGCGCCGAAAAGCTGCGCACGCTGGCGCGGCACATGGAAGAGAATCTCGACATCGCAACCGGCGCGCTCGACGTCCTGGTCGCGAACATCGTCGGGCGCGGAATCCGTCCAGAACCGCAGGTCAAGAACAAGAACGGCACGCTGGCTACCGAGGTCAACGACCAGTTGTTGAAGCTGTTCGAGGACTGGCGATTCAAGCCCGAGGTGACGCAGAGCCACGACTATTTCGAAGTGCAGCGCCTGGCCGCCCGATCATGGTGTCGTGACGGCGAAATGCTGTCGCAGCTTCTGACAGGGCCGGTACCGCAACTCGAACACGGCACAAAGGTCCCGTTCTCGCTGGAACTGCTCGAAGCCGATTACCTGCCGTTCTCGCTGAACGACGACGCAAAGGGCATCGTGCAGGGTATCGAGGTCAACAGCTGGCGACGGCCGCGGGCCTATTGGCTCTACAAGGGACACCCGGGCGACGCCGGCACGGTATCGGCCGAGACAAAGCGGGTCGAGGCGAACCGGATTGTTCACCTGAAATTCGTGCGCAGGATTCACCAGCTGCGCGGCATCACGGTGTTCGCGTCGGTGCTCGGGCGACTGGACGACATCAAGGAAATCGACGAGTCCGAACGCATCGCGGCTCGCGTGGCTGCGGCCATGGCGGCGTTCATCAAGAAGGGTACCCCGGATGACTACGCCGCATCCGACTATAACGCCGACGACGTGCGCACGATGGAATTCGCGCCCGGCATGGTGTTCGACGACCTGCGCCCAGGCGAGGACATCGGCACGATCAATCCGAATCGGCCGAACAACGCCCTGATCCCGTTCCGCGACGCGCAACTGCGCAGCGGCGCGGCCGGGCTCGGCACTACCTATTCCTCGCTGTCGCGCAACTACAACGGCACCTACAGCGCCCAGCGTCAGGAGCTGGTCGAAGGGCACAGCCACTACGCCACGCTGGCCGGCACCTTCGTGCATCAGTTCTGCGAGCCGGTCTGGTGGGCGTTCGTCGATGCCGCCATCGCCGCGAACCTGATCAAGCTCGGTGGCGTTGACATTGAAACCATCTACGACGCGACCCACGCCACGCCGCCGATGCCGTGGATCGATCCGGTCAAGGAAATCACCGCCAACGAAATGGCCGAGAAGCGGCTCTACAAGTCGCGCAGCCAGATCATCCGCGAAGCGGGTCGAAACCCGACCCAGACCCTGCAGGAAATCGCGCGCGATCGCGACGAAGCCGACGCATTCGGCCTGCAGCGCGAAGACGCGCCGGCCCCAGCGCCCGCGCAACCCACTCCGCCGAACGACGGCGAGTAACACAAGGACCCGAACGATGATCAAGGTGCAGGCGAAAGCCAACGGCACCGCCGAGGTGCTGATCTATGGCCCCATCGGCGAGGACTGGTACGGCAACGGCGTCACCGCCAAGCAGTTCCGCGACGACCTCAAGGCCGCCGGAGACGTCAGCGAAATCGTGGTGCGCGTGAACTCGCCAGGCGGCGAAGTGTTCGACGGCATCGCGATCTACAACGAACTGCGCGCCCACAAGGCCCGCAAGATCGTGCAGGTCGACGGCTACGCCGCGTCGATCGCGACGGTCATCGCCATGGCTGGCGACGAGATCGTGCTCGGCACCGGCACGGCCATGATGATCCACGGTCCGTCGACGTTCGCTTGGGGCCCCGCCGACACGATGCGCGAAACCGCCGACATGCTCGACAAAGTCGCGGTCGGCATGGTCGACGCCTATGCCCGGTTCAACAAGACGCTGGCGCGCGAGGACATCGAAGCCCTGATGACGGGCGGAGACCACTGGTACACCGCCGCCGAGGCCATCAAGGCCGGATTCGCCACCCGCATGGCGGAAGAGCAGGAACCCACCGATTCGACCGAAGCCACCTCGGCCTTCAAGAAGGCGTTCGCCCAGGTCCGCGAGCAGTTCAGCGCACCAACGCTGCGCATTGCCGCACAACTGAATCCGCCAGCCTTGGCGGTCACCCCGGCCATTCCGGCCACCCCGAAAGAGGAAAGCGTTATGACTCCTGAACAGATCGAAGCTGCCAAGGCTGCCGCGCGCACTGAAGCGCTCCAGGCCGAAGCCGCCCGCGTGAGCGAGATTCGCGCGATGTTTGGCCCGCACGGTGTCCAGCACCTCGGCTTGATGGCCGAATGCGTGGGCGATCAGTCGTGCACCGCCGCCGACGCCAGCAAGAAGCTTCTCGCTGCCATGGCCGCCGACGCCACCCCGACCGCTGGCCAGACCCACAACGTGCTCGACCAGCGCGACAAGTTCGTCGCCGGCGCGTCCAACGCCATCCTCGCGCGCATCGATCCCGGCAAGGGCGGCGAGAAGCTGCAGGCCGGCAACGAGTTCGCTGGAATGGGCTTGAAGGCGCTGATCCGCGTCGCGCTCCGCAATGCCGGCGTGTCCGGTGCGGATCGGCTCGAAGGCTCGGCACTGGCCGCCAAGCTGTTCGCCTCGCACTCGGGCAGCGACTTCCCGTATCTGCTCGCGAACACCGCGGCCAAGCTGTTGCGCGCCAGCTATGCGAACGCGCCGACCACCTGGCAGCAGTGGGCCCCCACGCTGTCGGTCTCGGACTTCAAGCAGCACAGCATCGTCAGCCTGTCGGCATTCTCGGACCTCGCCACCAAGGCCGAGGGCGCGGAATACACGCAGGGCACCCTGTCGGAATACCGCGAGACGATCCAGGCGTCGACGAAGGGCCGCTACATCGGACTGACGCGCGAGATGGTCGTGAACGATGACCTCGGCGCATTCACCCGCCTGGCATCCGCGCTCGGCTGGGCAGCTGCGAACTCGGTCGACAAGGCGGTTTACACCTACGTCGAGGCGAACGGCACGCTGACCGATGGCGGCGCGCTCTTCAACAGCACGGCAGTCAGCACCACCGGCGGCCATGCCAACCTCGCCAGCGCCAACGCAGCGGTTACCGTGTCGTCGATCGCCATCGGCGAATCGGCCATGGCTGCTCAGGCGGACCCGAGCCGCGCGACGGTCCTCGGTCTGCGTCCGCGCTTCCTCGTCGTGCCCTACGGCAAGAAGCAGATCGCGTGGGAGGTGCTCAACAGCCCGACCGACGTGGCGTCGAGCAACGCGGCGAAGCGCAACTACGCCGCCAGCCTCGGCCTCGAACTGGTCGCCGCGCCGAACCTGACCGGCAGCACCGCCTGGTATCTGTTCGCCGACAAGAACACGCCCTGCATCGAGGTCGCGTTCCTTGACGGTCAGCAGGCGCCGTATATCGAGGAAGACGTCGAGTTCATGACCGACGAGATGCGCATGAAGGTGCGCCTCGACTTCGGCGTGGCCGCCACCGAATGGCGCACCGGCTTCAAGAACGCCGGCGCGTGATGAATCCGGGGCCGGCGTAAGTCGGCCCCTCACCCCTTTCGAAGAGGAACAAGATCATGACCATCAAGAAGCAACAGGACGGCAACGTCCTGACCTGGACAAATGGCACCGGAACGGCAGTCACCGCCGGCCAGCTCATCAAGATGTCCCACATGCTCGGCGTTGCGCTTGTCGACATCGCGAACGGATCGTCCGGCGCGGTTGCGGTCGAGGGCGTGTTCTCCGGCATTTCCAAGGTGTCCGGGGCCGTGTTCGCGGTCGGCGAGAAGCTGATCTGGGACGTTTCGGCCAACACCAACGCCGGCGCGTTCGACGACTCTGCGGCCTCTCCGGCCACCGGCGACGTCACTGGCGGCGCGATCGCATGGGTGGCTGGCACCGACGGCCAGACCACCTGCACGATCAAGCTGACCCCGGGCAACGCGACGATCACCTGATCGGCCTGATGCCGCATCGCAGTGAAGCAAGGCCGCCTCCGGGCGGCCTTTCTCTTTCCAGCCCGGAGCGACCATGCAAGTGATCCATTCGAAAGCCGGCACGCTCAGCGCGTCGGAAACGCTTTACGTCGCGCTGGCGTCTGCGGCGCAGCTCGTCAGCGTCATCGTCGACAACTCGTCGAACGTCACGGTCAGCGTGACGAATGCCGCTTCGCCCGGCGCATCGTCGCTGTGGTCGACGCTCACCCTTACCAGCAACGGCGCATCGATGGCTGGCCCGATCACCGGATTCAAGCTGGTCGCGAATGGCAGCGGCGGCAGCTACTCGATCGCGGCGGCGCACCTGAAATGACCCAATCCACCGCCCTTCGCGCGCTCGACGCCGAACTCATGGCCGCGTTCACCGCTGCCGGGTTGGCTGACGCGGCGACCTACACGCAGGTGGGCGGTTCTCCGCTCACGTGCTCGGTGTACGTCGACCGGGGCGTGCAGCTTGGCGGGTTCGATACGCAGGTGCGCACCGACGCGGTGACCATCACCGCGCAGCGTGCAGAGATCGGCGAATCGCTGCCGAAGCGCGGGGCGATCTTCGTCGTCGGTTCCACCAGCTTCAAGGTCGAACAGATCATCAACGCGGACGAATCCCGTGTCGTCTGCCTGGTCGTGAACGACTGACATGGCCGATCCCATCGCACTGCGCGTGCTCTACGGTTTCCGCGATCGGCTGCAGGCCATCACCGGCGGCGCGCCGTACAACACCGAAGCGGGACAAAACGTCTTCATCGGTGCCGGCACGGTCGATGCCGAAAGCAAGATCCCGTGCGTGGTCATCGTCGAAGGCGAAGAAACCGCCACGCAGACCGCGGCCGGCGGCGGGCAGGGCGTTGCTGCGGGCCAGTCGACCAAGATGCAGATTGCGCTGAACGTCAACGTCGAGGGCTACCTCGCGGCGGCGCAGAGCAACACCGGCGAGCAGCAGGCGAAGCTGAAAGCCGACATCAAGCGCGCGGTCATGGGCCCAGGGCCGATCGCGCACTCGGGGCTGACCATCGGCCCGATCACCTACCTGGGCGCAGAGCCTTTCACCCGCGAGGACGGATCGAACGCCGAGGGCGTGCGCGTGCGCTTCGTGGCCACCTACACCGAAAAATGGGGCGATCCCGATGCAAAACAGTGACCGCCACGCGTTCGTGTTCGCACGCGACTGGACCCATGCCGGCGTGACCTACGCGCGCGGCGACACCACCGAACTCCCGGCCAACGATGTCGAGAAGCTGACGCGACTCGGCGCCGGTGCGCCGCCCGAGCGCACGACCGAAAAACCCGACCCGCCGAAGGGGAAGAAAGCCCCGACGCCACCGGTGTAACCCAACGCACCAACCCACCCCGAAGCCCGCGCAAGCGGGCTTTTTCATTGGAGAGCATCCATGGCACTTCCCCTGAATACCCACACCAACAACTACGTTTTTGGACGTGGTCAGTTGTTCCTCAACCTCTACGCTGCCGGCGTGTTTGAAGGGCGCCGCTTCATCGGAAACTGCCCGTCGTTCAACCTGTCGGTCGAATCGGAAATTTTCGAGCACGTCAGTTCGACCTCTGGTATCCAGACCACTGACTTGAAGGTCACGAAGTCGACGAAGTTCTCCGGTCAGATCGTGTGCGACGACATGCAGCCGGAAAACATGGCGCTGTTTCTTGTCGGCTCTCAGGCTACGTTGTCGCAGGGCGCAACGCCGGTCACGAATGAGGCCATCGTTGTCAACAAGGGCCGCCATTTCCAGCTCGGTTTGACCGTATCGAACAAGGTCGGCATCCGCGACGTGTCGTCGGTCGTCGTGACCAACGTCGCCGGCAGCACGACCTACGTTCTGGACACCGACTACAAGCTCGATGCCGACAGCGGCATGATCTACATCATCAGCGGCGGCGCAATCACCAACGGTCAGACGATCCATGTCGACTACACGCCGACTGCTGGATCGCGTCCGTATATCCAGAGTGGTGACAGCGGTTCGCTTCAGGGCGAAATTTTCTTCGTGTCCGACAACGCGAACGGCGACAACCGCGATGTTCGAATCCCGCTTGCGACGATTTCGCCGTCCGGCGAACTGCCGTTCATCACTGCTGACGACATCGGCGCGATCACGTTTGATATCGGGCCGAGCACTCTGGATAGCGCGACGAAGCAGATCTACATCGTCGACCGACGCTCGTAATCGTTGACCGCTGCATTCCCCGGCGCCAACCCGCGCCGGGGCTTTCTCCAATTCCGTGCCGGAGGCCCCATGCGGCCCCCTTCGGCCAGTGAGCACACCACCATGAAACTCAAACCCCTGACCGTGGCGGACATCGCCGCGCTGGCCGCGTGTTATCGCGATATCGACGCTGCGGCGAAGGCCGGCAACGACGGCCCGATGATGGCGGTGGCGTTTGGCCAGTTGGCCGGCGTGCTGGACCGCATCAACCTGGGCAAGCGCCCGAAGGCGTTCTCGGACATGACGCTGCCGGAGTTCCTGCGCGCGGTTGCGCGGGTGGTGCCCGACATCATCGCAGCGAACCACGCGCAGTTCGCCGACTTCGACGCCGCGGCGGCCGAGTTCGGCGAGGCCCTGTCATCGCTGGACATGGCCGCCGCGAAGCGCTGACCCGATGCCCATCGTCATCGACTCGCGCGAGCTGCAGGCGTTGCAGCGGCGGCTGGCGGGCGTGTCGAAAAACATCGGGCGCGACATGAAGCGGGCGCTGTCGTCCACGCAGCGCGCCACGCGCACCGAGACGACGCGCGCCGCGGCCGATGGCTACACGACCAGCACGCGGCAGATCGGCGCCAATACGCGGGTGTCGAAGGTCGACACGACCGACCTGAGCTTCACCATCACGGGCCTGAAGGCGCCGATCGGGTTGCAGCACTTCAAGCACTCGGCCACGCGGCGCAATGGCGTGTCGGCGCAGGTGAAGAAAGGCGGCGGCGCGCAGCGGTTGCCGACGGCATTCAAGTCGTCCGTGTCGAACTTCGGTGGCGGTGGCGGTGCATCAAAGCGGATCTTCATGCGCGCGCGTCTCGCGGGCGGCGGGCAGGTCGGGCGGTTGCCGATCAAGGCGCTGTTCGGCCCATCTGTGGCCGACATGCTGGCGAATCCAACGATTCAGAACCGAGTCGGCGCGTTCGCGCTGAACAAGCTCTCGGCAGAAATCACCCGGCAGATCGAGGTCGCGTTCCGTGGCTAAGCAGAACGTCGAGCTGAAATTCTCGATCAAGGACGGCGTGTCGTCGGGCCTGGCGAAGATCGGCAAGGGCATCGACTCGGTCAACCTGAGCCTTGGGAAGACAGCGGTTGCGGCTGGCGCGGCCACGGCCGCGCTTGAGGCTGTCGGCGCCGGCGCCGGCATCGTCGCCGGCATTTCCGCAGCGTCCGAGTTCGAGCAGGCCATTGCTCGTGCAGGGCAGGCGGCCGGTGCGACGGGTGAACAGCTCGCTGCGATGGGCGAAGCGGCGCGCGCGGCATCGTCGGCCACGGGCGCCACGGCCACCGAAGCTGCGCAGGCGCTCGAGGCGCTTGGTCGCGCTGGCCTGAATTCCAAGGATGCCATCGCCGCGCTGGAACCGGTGTTGTCGGTCGCGCGCGTGAATGCAATCGCGGTGGGCGACGCAGCGGGCCGCACGGCCGACGTGCTCGACCAGTTCGGGCTTGCGGCCAGCCAGACGGCCAGCGTCGCCGACACGTTGTCGGCGGCAGCTAAGGCCAGCGGCACCAGCTTTGTTCAGATCACCGACGCGCTCGCGCAGGCGGGGCCGTCTGCCCGCACGGCCGGCGTCGACTTCCGCACCACCGCGGCCGCGCTGGGTCTGCTCGCGCAGAACGGCATCGAGGGCGGCAAGGCCGGCGGCGCACTGCGCGGGATCTTCGACGCCCTGCGCGATCCAACGTCCAAGTTTTCGCAAGCGCTGTCCGATGCCGGCATCAAGTCGCGCGACTTCGCAACCGTCATCGCCGAGCTTGGCACGAAGGGCGCTGGCGCCGAAACCGCCATCCAATCGCTCGGCGCCAAGGGCACGCTCGCGTTGCAGGCACTGTTGCGCGATGGCGCCGGGGCGTTGCAGGGCCTGCGCACCGAGCTGGCCACCAGTGAGGGCGCCGCAAAGTCTGCGGCCGATCAGATCAACAACACCCTCGGCGGTGCGTTCAATGATCTGAAGAACGAAATCACGAACGCAGGCATCGGATTCTTCGAACCGATCCTCGGGCCGCTGAAGGGCGGGCTGCAGGAGGCGGCCGACGCCATCAAGGCTTTCGCCGAGTCCGACGACTTCGCATCGCTGCGCGAATCGTTCCGTGTGGCCTTCGAAGAGGGGCTGCAGTTCGTCCGGAACTTCATCGCCGAATTCGACTTCCAGGCGGCGATCACGTCGGTGCGGCAGTTCGTCGACGACGCCGGCGGCAAGCTGCGCGGATTCGCGCAGACCGCGGACGAGGTGGCCAGCGCCATTCGCGTCGCGACCAATGCCATCGGCGCCGTGTTCAATGCGCTGCAGACGGTCATCGCGGGCGCCGTAGGTGCCATAGCACAGTCGCAGGCCTCCCTGCTCACCCCGCTCGCTGCGGTCAACGACACCGCGGCCGAAATGAAGCGGGTGCTGCAGGATGTCGCAGACAACGCGTTCGATCAGGTCAAGGGTCAGGCCGCGCAGACCGGCGCCAATGTGCAGGCGCTGGCCGAGAGCTTCAGCGAAGCCACGAACGCAACGAACACCGCGTCGGAAGCGGCGGCCGATGCAGCCTCGAACATCAAGCAGCTGTCGGCCGACGAAGAGCGTCTGGCCAACAACGCTGCAAAATTGGCCGAGGCAGAGCGGCAGCACGCTGCTGCAATGGAAGAGGCAGCGGCCAAGGCGGCCAGCAGCATCGACACGGTTGCGACCGCACAGGCGAAACTCGCCGA